TCTTGACGCCGAGTTCGTTGAGCGTCTCGATAGCTTCCTTATTGCCCTCGGTCGCCTTGCCGACGAAGACGTTAAACTTGCCGATGGCACCGCCGGTCGCCTCGATATTCTGGCCGGCGAGGTACGCCGCATTCTGCAACGTCTGGAAGTCCTCGACGGGGATTTTCAAGTTCTCGGCCATGTCGGCCATGGCATCGATGTTCGCTTGGATGCGATCACCGAACGCGATGATCTCGTGAGCCGAGAACGCCGCCGCGATGCCTTGCCCAACGGCCTTGATCTTGTCGCCGAAGCCCGAGACCGTCTTGCTCGCGGTGTCGAAATCTTTTTTCAGGCTGGCGATATCGGCGGCAACATCGATCAGCAGCGAGGCGACTTTAGCTGACATCGATGGGTCTCCCCTCTGCAACGGCCTTCATCTGTTCGGCAATCGACATCGTGCGCGCCCGCTGCGGCGGCTTGCGATGCAGCACGAAAAAGTCCTTAGCCTCGAATGCTGCTACCGACTTCGTGCGGTTCACGTTGGCAAGCATCGCCATCGCTGCGCCGTGATGGATGTCGGCAAGATCGAGCGGCAACGGGTGCACCGACATAAACACCTGCCAGTCGGCGAACTCTTGCGGGCTCATGCAGCGCTCAAGCTCGCCGACTGTGCGCCCGAGCGCGAGTGCTAGCCTGTGAAGGAGCATGCGGTCGGGCGTTAGGGGGAAGGGCCGACGTGCTCCCCGCTGCCGTTGGTCGTCTTCGGCCCCGTGCTGCGGTCCTTCGCCTTGTTGAGTTCGGTCGCCTCGGTAACAAGCGCGATGATGTCGCCGAAGTCTTCCATCGGCCACGCTTCCACCGCTGCCTTGTCGGCAAAGATGCGCTCGCCGGTGTCAGCCCAATACGCGGACGCCGCCATGATGACGATGCCTGCCTTGAAGTTGTTGCCGGTCTCGGCGCGCACTTCGTTCGCTTCGATGGCGACGCCGATGCCGACCTTGCGAAGTTGGACGGCGCGCCCGTCCAACCAACCTTCGCGGGTTTCCATTTACGCCCCCGGCTGCGGTGCATCGGCTTGGATGGCGGGCTGTAGCATCGGCTGCCCGTCTTGCATCGGTACGGCTTCCATCGGTGCCATGGCGACCGAGCCCACGGGCAAGTCGGTGATCGGACCGGAGATGTTGCCGCCGACCGTGAAGGCAACGGCCTGATCAACGCCGACTGTGGTGTTGAACTGGTTGACCGTGCCAATGAACATGATGCCGCTGCCGTCGTTGAAAATCATCTCGAAGGGCACTTTCGTGTTGCTGCGATAGAGCGCGCGCAGCGTCGCTTGCATGGGATCGCTGGCGTCCCAGAAGCCCGTGGCCTGCCACGTCGAGATGCCGGCGAGCCCGTCGATAGTCTCGCGCGCTGCATCACAGAGCGTTGTGACATCGATGGTCGTGCCGGCGGGCTGGTCGACGGTGATCGTCGCCATGCAACTCTCACCCCACGTGATTTCGCTCAACGTGCCGAGCGTCGCCGCGTTGAGTTCGTTCGTGGTGTCGGCCCCGGTGAGCTTCGCCGTGTTCACGGGCGCGCCGACAGCGGACAGTTTGAACACGCGGTTATCAATCGACTTCCACGTAAAGCCCTTGGGCACAACGCTATCGTTGTTCGCCAAGCCGACAGGAATTGTCGTCCATGTCAGCAGCGGCGGCGCTGCCTTCGAGATCGAGAGCACGGCCGCGCCGGCCACGCCGACGGTGCCAATGTAGAACTTCGTGCCTTGGCTGCTTAGCCTCATCGCGGTCTCCCTTGCTGCTGATAGAGTTTGCGAGCCTCGGCTTCGGTCTCGCGTTCAAACACTTGCTTGAACTTGTCGAGAGCTTCGGCGTTCGTGCTGTCGAACGCGGGCTCAATCCAGGGACTAGGGTTGACGCTCCCACGGTTCGCGCCGCCCTTGGTCGTTCGCTTCTTCGTGCCGCGCTCAAGGAAGCGCCAATAGAAGGCCGCCATCTCGGTCGCGTTGTTCTGCTTGGCTTTGCGCTTGCGGCGAACGTTCTGCGCGACGCGGCTCTTGCCGGTGACATCGACCGGCCGCATCACGACCTTGCCGACGATCAAGCCCGCCGATTTCGCCGACACGCTCATGCCCAACGATGCTTTGAGCAATCCGGTACGGCGGTCGCGGTCGCCGCTGTACGTCGTGCGCCTGACTTGCCGCAAGATGACGGCGGTCGCCGAGCGGACCGCCTTGCGTGTGACGCGCGTCATCACTGTATCGCCGAGCTTTTTCAGATTGCGCACACAGTCGGCGATGCCGAGGACGCGGGCTGTCATCCGCGCCAGTCCTGTTGCAGCAGCACGGGCACGGGTTCGTTGCGCACCGACCACACGACGTAGGGCACAAGGAACGCGAGCCGCCACCACTCACCATCGGCCATCGGGTCGATGTCCTGCGGTCCGACGACTGCGCGGAATTGCAACGTGTTGTCGGCGGTCATGTAGCCGTGAAAGGTGGCGCGCAGCGCGTCGACCGCCGCGTCGAGCGAGTTGCCGCCGGTGCCCGACCGCGCGAACAACGCCGCGATGATCTCGCCGCTTTCTTCGACCTGTACCTTGCTGCCCAACGTGAGATCGGTTCGTGCGGTCGATGTCAGCAGCGCCGAGCCCCATTGGTTCGGCAGGCTATCGGTGAGCACGGGCGCGTTGATCACGTCGACATAGAGCGGCAGCGGCGGCCGGTGTGCATTCCAGCGCGCCTTGAACTCGTCGAGTGGTTTCACTGGTGGCCCCCTCGCAACAAGAGCTTGAAGAAAACCGGATCGAGGTAATGCGGTGCGCCGCGCCACTCTTGGACGCTGTAGACCTGCCCGATGGCGGCGAGCCTGTCGTACTGCAGCGGGCGCGCGCGTCCCGGCATCGCTAGAGCCAGGTCGTCCGCGCTAATGATGCCGACCACGTCTGTCTGCAGTGCATCGCCGAACAAGTCTTCGGCACGCAGCCCGCGCACGAACGCGTTTATCTGGAACGGTGCGGGGTTGCCGCCATAGGGCGTGTACGTCACGACGCGCGACATCGCGGCGTGCACCGCTTGCCACGATGCGCGCCCGACATCGACTAGGTTGCTCATGGCGGCGCGGGGATCGTTGTGGGCTGGCCGGCCCAGCCGATGCGGCTGCGATAATCGATGTAGTGATCAAGCATCGACGCGTACGGTCCTAGCAGCGGATCGCCGGCCTTGCCCGACTTCGCCGCGCTCGCCACGAAGAGGTTTGCGTCGCTCAATTCGACGCTGCCGACATCCATCACGTTGATGCCGGTCACGTTGCCTGACACACCGGGCACGCCGCCGCCTTTCTTGGCTGCCCACAACGGCTGCAGTGCGCCTAAGACGATCTCGTATAGATCGGCGGGCACATCGGCCCACCCCGCCTTGTAAGTGATGCGGGCTTTCGACGTGAGCAGCGCGCGCGACATATCCTCCGCATAGATGGCGTTTTGCACGCTCAACAATTTTCCGTTGTTGCGGTCGAACGAGACGTTCGCGGGCGTGACGCTGGTGTCGTTGAGATAGACCGCGTCGACAGAGACCACGGGGAAATAGCGCAAGAACACCGAGGCGCGCGGGACCGCTGCAATCAGCGGCGGCATGGCGATGACGCCAGTCTGTGCGATCAAGCCCCAATCATCAATGAAAGCCTTGGGAGGCACGCACAACGCGCGCTCTGTGTAGACTTCCATGCGCCGCCAAATGGCATCGATGCGGCGCTGAAACCACGCGTCGTCGGTGCTGCCTGTGACATCTAGGTCTTGCTTGATCTCGTCGAGAATGTCGGGCGCGGTCATGCGCGACCCCCGCCGGTTAGATCACGCAGCAAGTTCGCCACTAGCGGCTTGATGCTGCCGATCTCGCGGCCGTTTTCGTACATCGTGCCATCGTCATCGAGCTTGAACGAGACGGCGCGACGAATGCGGCCTGTGACCTTCACCCAATGCTCGGCGGTGTCGGTGTTGGGATCGACGCCGATGCTGTCCTTGATCGCCTGCCACTCGCCGAAGCGGAGCACGCGGTCGCCCTCATGGTACGTCGCATCGGGTTGCCAGAAACCGCGCGCAATCGGCACGATGAACTCTCGTTCGGTCTCGACGGTCGTGCCATCGCTCAAGACGACGCGCAGGACCATGTTGCGGTCGTCCTTCCACTCGAAGCCAACGCTCGCGATGCCGACAAGCAGCGGCAACCATGCGTCGCTCGGCGGTTCGTCGCTGGTGTCGCGACGCGCGCAAAACAGTCCGTTGTGATGGCGGATCACCATGCCCGCCGCGTGTCGCCCCGCACTCCACACAGGCGGCGGTGCGAATGGTGGCAACGCTTTCTCGGCGACCATGCGTTCGATGTCGTGACGGAATTTCTCAAGATGATCGGCCAGCACGTCAGCAACGACGCTATCGATATCGGCGCGGTTCATGCTGCCCTCCTTAGACGTTGATGGACGAGCAATCGCACGCGCGCCGGGTTGATGCTTTCTTCGGCGGGCGGGTCTTCTTCGGGCGGCGGGTCTGCGCTCGGTGCGGGCTCTGGTGCAGGCGGCGGACCGTTCGCCTCGCTCAAGGGCACGTACTGCATTTGCACGCGCGGCTCGTCGCCACCGTCGACCGGCGGCAAGCCCTCTTGCGCGCGCACTTCGTTCGCTGCCAGCCAACCACCCGCCAGCCCTTGCTGGTACGCGGCGTATCGAACGTCGAGTTCGGTGCGCAACATCGTCGAGAGATCGAAGCGGATTTGAAATTGCGGCTCGAAGCCGAACGCGTATTCAAAGCGTTGCTGCAGCGCTTCGAGATGCCACGACAGGCAGCCGGACAGATAGGTGCGGTTCAATTGCTCGGTGTTGCGGTACGACACCTTGCTCATGTCGCCGAGCATGAACGGCGGCACGCGGAAGACGCGGGCAACGTCCTCGACGGCATAGCGCAACTGTTCGATCAACTGCGCGTCTTGCGCGGTGATGGTCAACGGCTGCCAACGCATGCCGCCGCCAAGCAACGCGGTCTTGCCGAACTCCTGCCCTCGATAGCTGTCATCCCACTCTTGCTTGTAGCGGTCGGCCAACTCTTTCGAGATGTGCTGTTCGGTCGACAGCAGCCCCGAAGGGCGCGACGCGTTGCCAAAAAATTGCTGGCTGTCTTGGAGGATTTGCAAGCCGAGCGCCGACGACGCGGCAGCGGCGAAAATCGGTGTCACACCCACCAGCGGATAGCCGGGCAGCAGCGGCAGGCGATGGTGGATCATGTCGCGTTCGGGCACGCGCTGGTCCTGTGGCATGCCCGCCAGGAAGTCCTCGCCGCATTCATAGAAGATCAAGCCGGCATCGGTGATCATCGGCTTGACCTTGTGCGGGTTGAGCACGTGCAAGGTCTCAGGCTCGCCGCGCTTGTTGCGCGAGGCAATCCACGCATAGGAGTTGCCCTGCAGTAGATAGCTCTGCACGTACGCCTGCATGAAATCCGCGCCGGTCTGATACTGGTTCGGGCGACGCAGCAACGCCGCGTAGTAGTCCCGCCGCCGCACCGTGCGCGCACCGTCGTCTAGGTCGACTTCGTAAATCTCAATCGGCAACTTGGCGATGTCAGACGAGATCGTATTGACGCACGCGTACACCGCCGAGAACGCGGTGAGTTCTTGACCACGGCGCGGCGCGTTCGTGTTCATCTGCCACGAGCCCGGCGGACCGCGATCACCGTTGCCCCAGTGCGAGACCCAATTGAAGCCGGACGGTCCGACCGAATGCGTGGCCGGTGTCGGCTTGATCGCGCGTTCGATGCGAGACATCGCCCACGCGCCGAGCATCTGCAGGAA